CGCGGAAGGGGCGAAGACGGCCCTGCGGGAGGTTGCAAGGCGGCTGGAGACGAACGATCGGGATCTGGCCGCGCTCCGTCAGGAATGCCTTGATCTGGAGTACAAGACCGCCGGTGCCGAGCAGCTCGCCGAATCTCTCCGTTTTGCTGAACGGCTCCTCGAGGAGGCGCGCTGCGAGGTCGAACAGTACACTCGCGAGGTGGGCGTCTACGATGAGCGGCTGCGGCAGGTCGCGGAGGCCGGGGTCGAGCTCGGCCAGGTTGAGCAGCAGGTTGCCAACCAAGGTCACACCCGCACGATCTATGCCACACTGCAGGAGGCGTTCTCCCGTGACGGCATCCCCGCGCTCATCATTGATGCCACAGTCCCGGCCCTCGAGGAGATCGCCAACGACATCCTCGCTGGGTTGTCCGATGGGCGAATGAGCCTGAAACTCACCACGCAGCGGCTCAAGGCCGGGGGCGGCATAGCCGAGACACTTGAGATCATCGTCGCCGATCAACGCGGTGAGCGCAGTTACGAGGATTATTCCGGCGGCGAACGGCTGCGGGTGACCCTGAGTATGACCATCGCCCTGGGCCTATTGCTCGCGCAACGGACAGGCGCAAAGATCGAGACGCTGATACTCGACGAGGCTTGCTCGCCGCTGGACGCCCAAGGTGAGGATGCCCTGATCGATTGTGTGAACCGGCTGGCAGCGAGGTTTGGCTGCATCCTAGTAGTTACGCATCGGGAGGCTCTGCAGGATCGGCTGCCACAACAGATCATCGTTACGACCGATGGCGCCGCATCGACGGCCGTCGTGGTCGCTTAGGAGGACTCCATGATCAAGGCGTTGTTTGTCAATGAAGGCAACCCGAACGTGCTCCTCATTGCGCTCACTCAGAGAACCTGGTGAGGCTACGGGCGGGACGAGCAATCGTGTTTGATGGGGCGCCGCTCGGTTTCGCCAACACGCAGATCGCGATCGTGTGGGGTCACACTGAAGAGCAGATCCTGGCGGACATGCGGGCGCAAGGGTTGCTGCCCAACGACTGGAGCGAGCAAAAAGGAGGTTCGGTTTGACTGAGATTAGGAAATTCGTCTGCGACTTTTGCACCGCGGAGTCGGCGCAGCCCGCGGGTTGGCTGGTGCTCGCCACGATCTCGGTGCGGCGCCTCGACAACGGCAAGGTGGTGCTCGACCGGAAAGAGGTGGGGTTTTGCGGACCGGGGTGCCTCGACAGGTGGGTCCACAGGGAACTCATGGCTGGCCTGTTCCCCGTCCAGCGGAGTGCGGAGGCCACTCACACAGGCACACTCTCCGACGCCGACCTCCTTGCCGCTTGCGGTAAGGTAACGGCAGCGCAACACGAGAACTGACGGGGATGGCGCATATCTGTGCCCACCAACTAAAGAACGTGCCGCCTATTTGGGTGCCGGACGCAAATTGGGAGTGTCGGCACTGTTTCCGGCAGAGTGCGGCAGTGGCAAACAATGGCCAGCGCCCGTACGGTCCGCAGCGAGCGCGCAGGGGGCAGGCACGGACGCTGGAAGATGAAGATCTGGGGGAGGAAGATGGGGAGTCCCTATAAGCACGTGAAACTTGATTGGTTTCGGGAACACCTGGAGGCGCTGGACGCCCACGAGATGAAGGCCCAGGGCTGGCGAGTGAAGCCACACCAGGTCCTCGAGGACAGGCTCGGCTTCGAGTGCCAGTTCCGGCCACTGTCCGTGATGCTCTCGGCCCATGACGTCACGGGCCGGCGATGGTTGCGACTGAACATCGCACACCCGAGCTCTATTCCGGCCTACCTGGACGTCGCGCGGCTGAAGGATTTATTCATCGGCGTGGATCTCGTCGCCATCCAGCCGTTCACGCCACTCACCAGGTTGGCGAACGGACAGCGGAACTTCGTCGATCTCTGGGCCTGCCTGGGCGATGTCGGCCTGCCAAACTTCGATGCGGCCATAGAACCACCGGAGGGACCGGCCTTGGCAGGAGTAGAGCCCGATGGCTAGGGTTGTCGATCTCACTAAATTGCACGACGGCAAGGACACTTGGTACGAGTTCCGGATCTCCGCTGCGCCGGGGGATTTCGAGCGCACGATCGCGAAACTCAAGCAGTTCGTGCCCCACGAGGGTGGGGGGCGTGTCTACGATGGCGACAGGAAGATGTGGGCTGTTCGTGAGGACTATGCGGATACGGTCCTCATGAGACTGTTTGAGAACTGGACGAGCGCGCATGAGGCGCTTGAAAGCCAAGGGGCGCTGTTCTGAGTACGTCGCGGCGAAGGGCGGGTGAGGTGAGCAATGGGCATGGGTTTTAATCTAACGGTGAGGAACCGATATGATGTCGTCGTTGTGCAGGCGCAAGATGATGCTGAAATCATTGCGGCAGTAGAAGCGATCGGGCAAGTGAGGTGGGAAAAGAAAGTAACTCAGAAGGAATCATTGGAGCACTTGGATGGCCAACCCGCAGGTTGATAATGGTAAGTTCGTTCGTATTGCCAACACAGTCACAGAGGCCCTGTGCCGGGCTCACCTGACGGGCCACGAGTATGCCGTCATGCTGGCCGTGATACGCAAGACGTGGGGCTGGCAGAAGAAGAAGGCTAAGATACCTGTGGCCGATCTTTGCGAACTGACGGGGATCTCCGACCACGGCCTTATGTCAAGGATAACGACCGCGCTGGAGCGCAAGTGTCTGATAACGAAGAACCAGTGCTCTGGCAAGGTCACGGAGTATGTGGTGAATAAGGACTACGAGACCTGGGATACCTGCCCAACCCATGACCCCGGAGTCAACACCCGCGAGTGTAAATCCAAGCCGACCCATGACTCAGGAGTCAACCCCCAACCGGTCTCGACCCATGACGCTGGGGTCATGACACCCATGACGCTGGGGTCAACACCCCATGACCTGAGCGTCATGGGTCATGAGCGTAAATCACGAGGGGCTAAAGACACTTACAGAAAGACAGTACCAATTTCTCAGAAGAAATTGGTACAAAAGACAGTACCAATTTCTCAGAAGAAATTGGGCACACAACACCTTGTTGCACTATTTATTGACGGACAGACCGCCCAGATCGGCGAGAAACCAGTGACAAGGGGAGGGACCATCGCTGGCATACTGATACCACTGGTCAAAGACTACGGGCAACAGGAAGTCGAACGGAGGATCAACGACTATTTTGCGAGCACGGTGGGCTGGATTGTAGAGAGGAAATACTCCATTGAGACGTTCCGCACCAAGTTCAACGAATTGCACGACGGCCCACTGAAAGACCGGATCGAAGCGGCGAAGAAACAGAAACCGGTCTCCGGCTGGCCAGCGCCAAAAGGAGCCCTCCAGCGCAAGTATGAGGAAGAGAAACGACTAAAGGAGGCCGGAGATGCAACAGGTGACGGCTAACATAGACGCCGAGCAAGCGACGCTCGGCTCCATGCTCATATCGCGCGAGGCTTGCGCGCAGGGGATCGAGTTACTCACGCGAGAGGATTTCTACAGGCCGGCGCACGGCGAGATCTTCGACGCCCTCGCCACAATCTTTGCCAAGGACCTACCACTGGACCCGATCGCGCTCATAGATGAACTGCGCGACCGGGGCAAGTTGGACACGGTGGGCGGCGCGGAGTATGTGGCCTTCACCCTGACGACCCAAGTCCCATCGGCTTCCAGAATCGAACACTACGCTGGTATGGTCCGGGACAAGTCGCGACTCCGGCAACTCGGGGCGGCCGGTCGCTCAATCACAGAACTAGGACTCGCGGAGGATGCGGAACCGGATGATGCTTACGGTCGGGCCGTTGAGTTGCTACTCGCCCTTGCGCCCGAGCGCTCCCGGCGTCTCCGCCACATCCGCGATGTGCTGCTCTCGCTGTACGACGAGATGGGGAACCGTAAGACGATCCCGACCGTCGGGACCGGGATCGGCGGACTGGACTGGATGATCGGCGGGATCCAATCTGGCCTTACGCTCGTCGCCGCCCGCCCCTCTATGGGCAAGACCGCCCTACTTCTGCAGATAGTCCGCCGCATGAAGTCGCCGGCGCTCGTCTTCTCACTCGAGACCAGTGCCGAGGCGATAGCACGCCGGCTGATCTGCGCGAAGACGGAGATCTCCACCTCAACCCTGCGATCAACCAAAGTGGCGGAGGAGGATCTGACACGCATAACGGCGGCGATGGCGGACCTCTACTCCCTCGATCTCTACGTCCACGATAATCCTGTGGAGGTGGGCCAACTGGCAGCCCTCGCAAAACGGGCTGTGCTCCAGTACGGTGTGCAGATGATCCTTGTGGACTATATCCAGCTCGTGCGGACACGCGGCCGATTCGATACGCGGGAACAGCAGGTATCGACGATCGCCAGGATGCTGAAGGAGTTGGCCCAGGAGCTGAAGTTGCCGGTCCTGGCCGCCGCGCAACTCTCCCGGGCCACTGAACGCCGGGAGGGAAAGATACCTGAGCTCCAGGACTTGCGCGAGTCGGGGGAACTAGAGGCCGCCGCGGACGTTGCGATACTAATCCACAACCCCCGGCCCGACGCCGACGACGAGGGGAAGCCCCGCCCGGCGACGCTGTATGTGGCCAAACAGAGAGACGGGCCGACCGGCGCCGTGCAGTGCCTGTGGCATGCGTCGGCGCTCACGTTTTACGAATCGACCGATCGAGAGGAGGAATGAATTGGCCCACGCAGCAATCGACAAAACCTGGACGGCCTACCAGAGAGACACCGCCGACAGCCGGATCGAGCTCGTCTATGTCTCCTCGGGCATCAGCAACGGCGAGTGGTGGCTGACGGTGTACCGCGCACTGAGCGGGGGCACCCATCGGATTAAGAGCAAGACCCTTCCGCTCCGGGACACAAGACAAGAGGCGCAGGCGGATCTCGATGCTTACGCCGCGACAAAGGGCTGGCGCATCTACGGCTGGATGCAGCCGGACGGGAAGATCGCACCAAGGCATCTATACAAGCGCGAGGAGGCGCGCCGCGTGTCGCGCATCCGGCGGCAGGACGCGAGATCCGAGGTGCAGGTCGTGCTCGACAAGTTTGGACTCTTCCTAGACCTGCCAATCGGTCCTCCGTTGATGAGCGAGCTGGTCCGACTACTCCTGGCAT